GAAGCGGGCCGCCGAATCCCGCCGCGCCGAGCGCCTGGAGGTGGTGAGCCGTATCTTGGCGGGGGAGGTGGCCTGCCTTGGTATCCCGACCTCGGGCGAGTACCGCCTCTATTCTGTCAGAGCTTTGGAGATAGCCGACGCCCTCATTGCGGAGGTGGACAAGTGCCCCAAGTAGTCTGCCCAGAATGCGGGGGTCGCGGGATCGTGTACCTGGTCATGCCGAAGCCCTGCCCGACGTGTGGCGGTGACGGGAAGGTCGAGGAAGAGGAGGCGAGCGATGAAGATCAGCCGACCCCGGAAGCATGACCCCAAGACGCTAGTGCGAGGCGGCGGACCCGCCGCAACCGTTCCGCGACAAGAGGCGCTTGCGGCGGCCGAGAAGCTCAAGCCGGGCCAGGAGATCCTCATCGAGGGAACGCTAGAGGAACTCAACACCCTCTATCATGGGATCCCGTATCGCTCGGCCCTTCCCTTCAGGGTGTCGATCAACCGCAAAGAGGGGTGGGTGAAGTTCTACAAGCCGCTTGCGGCATGAGCGACGAGTCCACAAGAGACTGGGCGCTGGACCACGACCCGGAACTCTTAGACCTAGCTGTCGTCGGCCCCATCAATGACGAAGACTTCGACCCGATGAGGGCCGACGTTATTGACGGCGATCATCTCGATGACGAGGGTGCTGATGTCTGGTAGGCGAAAGAGCTGAGACTCTCCGTTGCGCACGTAGCCGAAGCCGGCGGGCTTGAGCGTGTCATAGGTCAGAAGGATGGAGCCCGCGGTTCCGTGGTTCTTGACATAGAGGATCGCGTAGTCCGGGTCGACCTCGCCCAGGGGTAGATTTTCATAGGCGTTCGTGACCGAGACGACCTGGTGGTTGATGACGGCCACCGCGTTAGCGGTGTCCCACTGGTCTGTGACCTCATGAACCTCGCCGTCCAGATTCACCTTGATTCGGGTCTCGACCGTCACGGTTGGTAGCGCCATGCGGCCATTCTAACACCACAGGTGTATACTCCTGACGAATCGAAAGGGAGAGCCCCCTATGCCAGCCGCTAAGAAGCCCGCCAAAAAGACCGCCAAGAAGACCGCCAAAAAGACGGTCGTCGAGGAGGCGGCTCCTAGGTACAAGGAAGAGCTCGACAAGGCGCTGGCCGATCTGGCAGACGCAGAGAAGGAGTGCAGGGCTCTGCGCATCAAGCTCGAAAAGGCGGAGTGCGTGGCGCCCATCATGTCGGCCAACTTCCAGAAGCTCTTCGAGCTGAAGGACGCCCGCGATGCGGCGAACGCGGCCTTCGACAAACAGGTTGCGAAAACGATCGGCGACTACAAGTCCTTCGGGGCCATGAGCTAGACGACCGACCCAAAGAGAAGGAGTACACCCATGATCTCAGGCAACAGCGAACAGGCTCTCGTGCCTCCCGGCTCCCCTTCGAGTGGCGGCGGAATGGCCAAGAGCAAGAGCAAGAGCAAGATGGGAATCGAGGGGAAAGTCGAGCCGGCGGCCCTGGCCGCCCCGAAGTCCCCCAGCGTCAGCGACAAGCCCTCGGGCGGCAACTACTCGCCGCCGTGGGCAAAGGGCGGCGGCTAGGCCATGATCGCTGCCCCAAGGGTTGCCGCGAGCCTGGCCAATCGCGGGAATCCCGTCAAGCGTCTCGAGGAGACCTACCGCAGGGGGGCGCCTCCTCCGGGCGGCGGCCTCGTCGATCCCGACGTGCAGAAACGGATGCAGATGCAGTACGCCAACAAAGGTCCGACCGTCGGGCGCCCCATGCCCAAGGGCCGGCCAGCCGGACTTGACGACGGCGTGATTAACCGCGGCCCCCCGCCGGGCGGCGGTGGTCTTGTTGACCCCGACGTACAGAAGCAGATGCAGATGGACTACGCCAAGGGTCGGCCCGCCGACACGGGGTCGGTCGCGCTGCCGCTGGTGAGCTCGATCGACAGCTACACCGACATGGGTGGCGGCGGTCTGGCGCCAGGGGACGTGCCTGGCACGGGCGGCCTGGACCCCATAGAGCAAGAGATCTTCGCGGACGAGTTTCGTGGTCAGCCGTCGTTTGATGACGGCGCCGATCCGAACATGATCGCGGATTTCATGCGCCGGCAGAAGATGATGGAGATGCAACAGCAGGGCGGCGGCGGGATCGTCCCGCGCCAGATGATTCGAGGCTAGTCATGCCTCCGGCGCGACCGGAGGGCTGGGGCCGCGACTACGTGCTCTCGCGCCTGGAGAACCTCCAGGGTATGAAGTCGCTCTGTGAAGAGGCGGCCGAAGGGCTGCCCGTCAAGTGGTCCACCCTCTATCAGGAGGTGCGCGGCTGGCGCAATCAGGACGCTCGGCTCCGCGCCGAACTCCGAAAGATCGGCGAGACGCCAGAGGACGAACTCCCGCGCTTCGATGAGCTCTACGCCTTCTTCATGGAGAAGATCTGTGGGCGCAGCGGCCAAGGGGGCGGCGGCTCTTACAAGCTGGAGGACTGGTGGGGAAAGTGGTTCGAGCTCTTCGTCCTCAACCGCGGCCGTCCCATCGAGGCGTGCGAGCAGCTCAAAGAGTTGCATGGAATCGAGATCTCTTGGGGCTACATCAGCAACATGCGCAAGGAGGGGCACCCGTCGTTCTCGAAGGAGTTCGTCGACCTCTATTCTGAAGCGATGTCTCACGCCGTAGGAATGAATTTCGATACGACGCAGCAGATCATCCACGACCCCTCTGTGGATCCGCGCACCCGAGCCAACACCGCGATTCAAGTCAACGAGCGCCTCGATCGCGAGAACTGGGGCCGCACGCTCAACATGAAGCACTCGGGCACCGTCACGCACCAACAGGCGATCGAAGGCGGGACGCTGAAGTTCCTTGAAGCCGTGCTCAACCGCTTCCCCGAAAAGCCCGCGCAGCTTCCGCCGGCCCCGAGCGTCGAGGTTGAAGCCGAGGTTGTCGACGCATGATCGCCTGCCAGTGCCGACTCTGTAGGGACGAGCTCGTAGGGTCAACACTCCTCTCTGCTGGCCGCCCATCCAACGTCGAGGAGTACAACGACCTAGACCTCCTACTGGACAGGCTGCGCAAAGAGAGTCCCGAGGCGGCATGGGCTGGCCTGCGCTGGCTCACAGCGCACGACATCTTCTTCTCGCTGACACGAGCGATGACGACTCGGGGCGTCGTTCACGAAGTCTCGGGCCTCCCTCTCTTTGAGCGCCAATTCTGCTTCGAGCGCTGTCGCGAGATCGAAGAGGATCCTGGGGCGCCTGACGAGTGGGGGCGTGGGATGGTCAAGTCTCGGACCAAGACTACGACACTCAACATCATGCGCGCGCTGCGCAACCCAGACATCGCGATCGCGATTTTCTCCTACCAGAAGCTCGCGGCCAAGAAGCACTTGCGCACCATCAGAGACGAACTGCAAATCAACAAGGAACTGATCGCGCTCTTCCCAGAAGTTCTCTACACCAACCCCAGAGACCCGCAGGCCGGGTGCCCCTGTTGGAGTCTCGAGGAAGGGCTCTGTCTCAAGAGGGCAACGACGCGAGCGGAGCTCACCTTCGAGGCGCACGCGCTCAACATCACAACGCTACCTACAGGGAGCCACTTTGACGTCATCGACATGGACGACGTTGAGGACGACAAGGCGGTCAAGACGCCAGAGTCTATTGAGGACCTGAAGACGGCGGCGACCCAGGCCCGCCACCTCGTCTCCACCAACCCAATCCACTCCTTCACTGGAACGCCCTACCATGAGAATGGGCTGGTCAAGGCGCGCGTCAGGGCGGCCGGCGACCGCGCCCGAGTGTACCCAGGAGAGGATCTCTCAAGACCCGGCCCAGGCCCCCTGGGGGGCACGCCGCAGTTCTACACCACCGAAGAACTCTTCCTGCGCTACGAGTTGATGCTCGAGGACGACCCGGATGCGGGGCTTGATAACTACGCGAAGCAGATCTGCCTTGACACCAGGGCAGGAACGGGTCGCACCCTAAGAGAGAGCGACTTGCGTTACTACGATGAGCCGCCGCACGTTCTGGGCCGTAGCTGCACCGTCATCATCTGCCAGGATCCGTCGATGGGGCTCGTCAACGCGACAGCGACGGTGGTCTGGGGCCTCTTGCCTGACCGACGAGTCGCCCTTCTGGACGCCTCTTTTCAGCGCTTCCTACCCAACGAGCGTTTGGAAGATACGTGGCGCCTTGTGGCCCGATGGCAGCCGATCTCTCAAGGCGTCAAGCATTTGAGAATCGAGCAGTTCGGACAGGCTGATTACGTGGAGCCCACGATGCGCTATCTGAGGGAGCGCGGGCTCTACATGCCGGTCTTCAGGGTGGCCAACACCACCAAAGCAAAGAACGACAGGATCTACTCCCACTGGCAGCCGGCGCTCAGGGAGAACATGATCCTTCTGCCCCGACAGTTGCTCATTGCGGGCGACGATGGGAAACGTTTTGATGTCGTCGACTACTTCATTCGAGAGGAGTTGACGAAGTTTCCGCGGCCCATCACGGACGATCTCTTGGACGCCGGAGCCCTATTGTGGGAAAATCCCAAGCGGCTCAAGACGATCGACGGGTCAGACCACTCCGCAGTCCTGAGCTATCCTCTCTCTTCGGCGGTAGACGATGACGAAGACTACGACTCCGAGCATGCTCGTGGAACCTGGGCTGGGGCTGGTGTGATGTGACGGTAGACATCGTTTATCAGTCTGGCGAGGCAGCCGACGAGGACTTGGAGCTGCTTGCCAATCAGGAGATCGAGGACCACTTCAAGAGGCGCATCGGCGAGGCCCTGCCAAAGATCCAGAAGATCTGGACCAGGGCGAAGGACAACCACCGTTTCGTTTGGGGCGGCGATGACTCTCAGTGGGACAGGGACGACGCGCGCAACCGCAGGGCGTCGCAGCGCGCCGTCCTGACGCACAACGACATTTCCAAGGCGATCAACATCACCGCTGGCCGCGAAGTGCAGGGTAGGGTGCGGCCGAACTACATGCCCAGGGATGATAGCGATGCCTTCGAGGTCGAAATCTCGAGGCGCTTCATGCTCTCCCTGCGTGACCGCGGAGACCACGAACAGGCCGAGAGCGAATGGTTTCGCAACACCCTGATCGAGAACATCGCGTGGATCGGCTATCGCCAAGACCTCATGCGCGGACCCGTAGGTACGGGCCTCATGGTCGCCGAGCCAGTCTCCATCTGGGAGATGCTGTGGGACGAGGCGTCTCGAGAGAAGAATCTCTTGGACCGCATGTGGGACGCTCGCGGCTACTGGGTCTCCTTTGAGGAGTTCGCCGCAATGTTTCCTGACGAGGCGGAAGAGGAGACGGTCAAGGATCTCCTGAGCGTCGGCGAGACCTTCTGGGTCAAAGACGAGCAACGGGCGAGCCAGGCGTGGCCTTGGGCTTATGCGGTCCAGAGTGGTAAGTGGATGGACGTCCAGCGGCGCGAGGTCTTTCTCGTCCACTACGTCTGGAGAGAGCGCACGTACCACTACTTCGCCAACGTGGCGCCACCGCCGATTGAGGGGATGCCCGAAGCGCCTCCGATCTATCAGGTGTTCTCAGGCGGGGAGGGCATCGACGAAGAGACCGGCGAGACCGTCATGCTCTCGGCCAAGGAACAGCTCGAGCTCGCGCGCGACCAGTATCGGGCGGCCAATGGCGCCGACATGGACTACTCCCCTGTCCCTCGTTGGAAGTACCGCGAAGCCTATTTCGCCGGCAACAAGCTGATCTCCTCGTCCGACCTGGCAATCAACGAGTTCCCCCGACAGGCGATGACAGCCATCGCTTACAGGCAGCCCGGCGAAGTCACCTACTATGGCCCTGTTGACCTGATGAAGGATCAGCAGATCTTCAAGAACGCCGTAATCTCCATGATGGTGACGGCGATGCAGCACTCAGCTAAGGGCAACATCGCAGCCGAAGAGGGGACCTTTAAGAACCTACAGGCGGCCCGCGCGGCCTACGCTCAGACGGGCAAGATCCTCACCGTCAACCCGGACAAACTCAACTCCTTCAAGGAGCTCGTCTCGGGCCAAGTCTCTCCTCAGATGATGCAACTCTTGGAGATCGCCGATCGCGCTGTGTGGTCTGGTGTTGGTCTCAACCCGGCGTCTATGGGTGATGTGGGCGGAGACTTGCGGAGAATCTCCGGCCAGGTGGTGCAGTCCGTCAAAGAGGCCGCCGCGATGAGTCTTGCGGGGGTCTTTGACTCCCTGCGCCTGGGCCGCAAACAAGCCGCGCGCCTCTACTTGGAGTTCAAGGAAGCCTTCTATGACGAAGAGGATCTGGCCCGAATCGTCGGCCCGAAGCTCGCTAAGAACATTCGGCCCAAGGAGGAGTGGCAGGACGCGAGCCAGTTCGACATCGTAATCGACGAGGCGGAGTCGACGCCAGATCAGAAGGCCGAAGCCTTTGGCACCTTCATTCAGACTGGCTTCGCCCAGGCAATGGTGCAGGCGGGCTTGATGCCTCCAGAGATCCTCCCCATGATCGCTTCTTCAGCTTTGCCGGCCGAGGGTGTCGCGATTTGGGACGCACACTTGCAGGCGATGAGGGACGCGCCGCAACCGCCGATGCTGCCGCCAGAAGAGGGCGGCGCCCCACCCCCACAATAGAGGAGAACCACCGCCATGAGCGACGAAGCAACGAGCGAGGCCATAGAAGTAGAAGCCGCCGAAACCGAAGAAGAAGAGCCTTCATTCGAGGACGCCCTGAAGGCGGCCACCGACGACCCCGGGGGTTCCGAACCGCCGAAGAAAGCCGACGACAAGCCGGCCGCCAAGAAGAAGGCGGAGCCCAAGGCGGCGGAAGAGGCAGAAGAGGAGACGTTCGCGACCGAGCGCGAGCGCGAACTCGCCCGTGACGTCAAGGGTCTCATTGGCGTCAAGGTGGGGCAGAGGGCGGAGATCGACAACCTCCAGGGCCAGGTGAACGCTCAGAACGAGCGCCTCGCGCAGATGCTCAACGAGGTGCGCGCACTGCGCCAAGACCTCATCCCCCCAGAGCCCCCAAAGGAAGAGGAGCCCGAGGAGTTCCTCGAGCGCAAGCTGGGGGAGAAGATCGACCCCCTACTGCAAGCCGAGGAAGAGCGACAGATCGCCGAAACCTCGACGTTTGTCACCTCGCACACCAAGGCGACTCGCGAGGCGTTTGTCGAGGAGCACCCGGACTACGAAGAGGCCGCCGCGTGGTTGGCCCAAAGAGAGGTGGCGGAGTTCCGGGCGAACAACCCAACATTCACCGAAGCCGAGGTGAGGCAAGAGTGGGAGCAGCACTGCATCGGCCTGAGAGTCCACCACGCAAGAAACGAGACGTCGATGTTCGAGGGCATCTATGGACGCGCCGTGCGCTGGGGGTTCGAAGCCAGCGAGGCGGAGGAGGAGGGCGCGGAGCCGAAGCCGAAGCCCTCAAAGGTCTCCGAGGTCAAGAAGCGCGTGGCGAAGACGAAGATCGCGCCCGCGGGTCGCACTCAAAGCTCCCCAGAGCTCACCGCAGAGGACATTGCAAACTTCACCCAGGACGACTGGGACCGCGAGCTCGACAAGGAAGAGGGGTTCGAGAATATGCTCAAACTTGCGGCCACCGCTCGCTAAGAGTACACTCTCTCTGGGTCCGCCCGAACCTGAATCGGGAGTTCGCGCCAGCTTCGAGCGTCAATCGAGGTCGAGACTAGACGTTGCGGAGGTAGTTTTCTCCGCAGCTACGACTCAACCTAGAAAAGCGAGGAGCCACCTCTCATGGCGGACCACCCGTTTTACGACACCACAGATCCCGAGGTCAACAAGATTACGACCAAGGATCTGGATCGGCAGTGGAGGCGCGCGGACGCGCTCTACGACCCGAAGAACAAGCTCGTCGGCAAGGACGAAGGCAAGTTCCCGATCGCTACCTGGGACGACCTTCAGAAGCAGGCCGGCGACAAGATCACCAAACCCTACAACTTCCAGCTCTCGGCGAGCCCCGGTGTCATGGGCCGCAACAAGCTCGAGGGCAAGGAGCGCCCGATCGACACCACCACGTTCTCGATCGTCATCGAGAAGCTGCGTGAGGGTGTCTACGTCGAAGGCGAGATCTCTCAGCAGCGGGTCCACTTCAACATCCTCGAGACCGGCAAGTCCAACCTGAGCGACTGGCACATCACCCGCCGCGCGGTCGGCGCTTGCAACCAGCTCGCGGGTAACGTCTACCAGACCGATCTTCGCTACACCGGCTTGCAGGCGGTCGACGCGGTGCACGCGGACGATTTCTTCAGGCCCAACGGTCACACCACGGACCTCTTGGTCCAGGGCGACACCACGGCCACGTTTGACGCGAACATTCTGGACGAGATCTACGCGATCGCCTGCCAGCGCACGCCAGAGATCAAGCCCTTCATGGTCGACGGCGATCCCTACTTCGGCTTTCTGGCGCATGACAACCAGTTGGCCGACGCGCGCAAGTCCACGTCGCAGTTCTACGCGGAGTGGATCGCGGCCCTTCAGGGTGGCATCGCGAAGGGTAACCCGATCTTCCGTCGGGCGACGGGCCTTCACGGCAACATCCTGATCTTCAAGGAGACGCATCTGCCCCGCGGCCTCAACGCGAGCGCATCCAACGTCCCCTTGGCGAACACCCGCCGCGGAGTCTTCTTTGGCGCCGGAGCCCTGATTCAGGCTTTCGGTCGGCACGTTCGCAACACCGACTCCCCCTGGAAGTTCTTCGCGGACGCCAGGGACCACGACGACGAAGCCTTCTGTTCGGCCAGCCTCATCACCGGACAGCGCGCCTACGGGGTCACGATCAGCGGATCGTATCGCCGAGTTGGCTCGCTTGTCGTCACCACCTACGCCAAGGACCGGATCAGCGGTCAGGGCGACCACGGCCAGCTCTACTAGGAGGTAGCCAATGGCAAACATCGAAACGGCCATCAAGAAGGAGTCTCCTCTCAAGGGGGTTATGGGCAACGCCTCGTCCGGTCCGATTCGCTACACTTTGGCTGCGAATCCCTCGGCCGCCGACACCTTCCAGTTCGAGGAGTTGGCGATCGGTGTCAGGGTTCAGGACGCCATCGTGTCCTGTTCCGACGTCGACACCCATGCCACGCCCACGGCTTCGCTCCGGGTCTACATTTCGGACGGCACGACCGAGATCGACCTCATCGCGAAGGCGGGCACACCGTCTACCATTCCCCAGGGTGGTGGAGTCGCAAGGCTCGACCAGCAAGAGGGGTGCGGCTACGTCGTGCCGAGCGCCGGGTTCTATCTCTACGTCGATTTCGTCGCCACCGCGGCTACGTTCGCGGCCGGCGTGCTCTCGGCCGGAGTCACGGTCTCGCCGCATCTGGCGCAGGGCGTCTAGCGAGGCTTCATCCGATCTCCTCAGATCGGTTCTCTCCTTTGTTGTGGCCCCGTCCGGCGTATCGGCGCGTCGGACGGGGTAGTACCTTGAGAACGGCCCTTGGAGGTGAGTCTTGGCACCGCTGAATGAGCATGGGAATTTCGGCGCAACGATCGAGGAAGTAAGGGCCAAGCTCGACCAGTCAACCTCCGCGCTGGCCAGGATCAAGCTACAGTGCTGCGAGACCATCGAGCGGCACCGCACAGAGCGGTTCTACTGGATGATCGAGAACTTCCAACTGAAGCTCCGCATCGGCAAGCGCCGCTACAGTCTGAGGCAGGACTTCTCTCCACCCTTGAGAGCCATCGAGGGCGATGAGTGCTGGGTGTGGGAGGACGGGTCAGACACCCTGACGCACGATGTCTACCGCAAGAGCGCCCAGTGGGTGGAGCGACAGGCGACGACACAGCAGTACCGAGGGCAGCCCCGAGAGTTCGCCACCGAAGGCGGCTACATGGTGCTCGACCCGGTGCCAGACTCCATCACGGCGGACATTCTAGTGGGTCGCGGCATCAAGATCGTGCCTCCTCCAGAGCGGCGGTGGAATGGCACCACCTGGGACTTCCCGACCGACGACTTCACGAACGAGTGGTTCACGGAGGGCGCGTCGTTGGTGGAAACACACATGCGCTACAAGCTCCTGGCGGGGCCCATGAAGAACCCAGAGGATGCCGCGGTAGCGGCTGGCGAGTACGAAGAGATCAAGCGCGTCATGGAGGTCGAGACCGACGAGGACGACGGCGTATCGCCGATCGACCCGTGGCCGGCACACTTCTAAGGGATGCCCAAGAAGCAGACCAAGATCATCACCTTTGGGGAGATGACCCCAGACTCGGGCCTCTTCGCTGGAGCGGACACCGAAGTCTTGTTGCGCGCTGGCTGCGCGATGTACTCAGGCCAACCGATGCTCATTCCGAAGATCCGCAAGATCTTGGGGAGCACCCCGTCGGGCGTTACGGGATTTGACATCAACTCGACCTCGAGAGGGTTTGCGCGCCTCTTCTTCAACAACGACGAGCCCAAGATCTGGGAGTGGGTGCCAGACCCCCTGTCGTCGGCGGTGACAGACAGGACCCCCACCGTCGCCGTCTTTGAGGATCTCAAGCACACCTATTGGAAGTTCGGCCCCGACTATCTGTGCATCCCGCACGAGCGCGGCACGGCCGCTGTTTCACTTGAAATGGATGAGGTTTTGGGAACGAAGTTTGAGGCCATGATCCCTTCAGGGACGCAAGTTCTAGGCCCCCACGTTGGCCAGGTCAAGAGCCACCTCATCATCGCCGGAGGCTGGGATTCCGTCAATGGTGCGAATCCGGCGCAGTGGAACTGGAGCGCCAGGGCGGACCACACCCTTTGGACCGCGGCGAGCAACGAGGCCGGCTTCGCCGAATTGACCGGAGAGCCCCAGGGCAATGAGATCGAGGGGCTCGTCACTTGGAACGACTTCGCCATCTTCTTCACCCGATCGGCGCTCTACCGCATCGGGTATCAAGGGGGTGCTGAGAAGTGGGATCCGCAGCAAATCGGACAGGCGCATCAGACGCTCTTCGGCCTGCCGGCGATCAAGGCTGGCCGCGACTGCTACTACATTGGTACTGATGGGCCGCGCGTCATCGTAAACGGCGAGGAGAGTGTGCCGATCGGCCGCGGCAAGGTGGCTCGCGAGTTGATGGACCGCACCGGCTCTAATCGGGCCATCCAGACGCTAGTAGGCGGCGGGTACGACAAGACGTGCGGCCTGTGCTACTGGGTCTATGAGGCCTCTGGCGGCTTCTGGTGGGTCGCGATCTACCACATCGAGAGCGACGAGTTCACCCTGTTGAACCTCGGAGACCCGCACAACGCCGCCAACAGGTGGGGCGGCGTAGGCTCGTTTGACGAATGGGCCGCTAGTGGCGCTGGAGCTCGGGCCGCGGTGGGCGCCCTGGGAACAACGTCCTTCTTCGACCAGACGAAACCTCTGGGCTCTCTAGCAATCCTTCACAGCTCCTCGGAGTCTGCGGACTGGCAGGTATGGGCCCAGCACTTTGATGACGGCTCCAGTGGCATCGCCCACAACACCTACGAGGTGAAGATCAAGACGAAGATCGTTCGCCTTGCGCAACACAAGAGCGAGATTCTTGAGGTGCGCCCTCTGTGGCGAACGAACGTTGCAGGAGAGGCGATCAACCCGACCATCGACATCGAGTATGGCGACGTCCCGATGCTCAAGAGCACAGAGGCGGGGGTGTCTTCGCCGCTAACCGTTGACGTCGCCGACTCGGACAGCGCGGCCCGGGTGCGAAACGACTTGCCTGGTGCCAACGGCTTCTTCCACCGCTTCACCGTGAAGTTCCCCGCCCTTACTCAGACGGGGCTCACCACGGGCTCTGTCGCGACGGACTATCAGAAGCTCGAGGAGCTCTCTGGTCTCGAAGTCACCTTCAGGGAGTCAGGGAAGCACTCGCTCACATGACCACCGTAGCTGACCACCCAATGCCCTTGAGGGAGGAGAAAAATCCCGGCCTGCCATTCTTTCGCAGCCTCGTGAGGTTCTTGTGGTCCATCATGCGAGGTCGAGTGAACTGGGTCGGGGAGGCTGTCCTGGTCAATGCGACGACCCAGACGACGGTCTCCGACGAGCGCACCCTGGCCGGCTGTCAGATCTCCTTCATGGGACAGGACAACCCTGCCCAGCTGGCGCTAGCAACGGTCTACGTCGATCAGATTTCCGAGCAGTCTGGCAAGACCCCGGGCGGCTTCAGAATCAACCACTCGGACCCCGGCGCCAACACTACGGTAAGATACTGCATCAAGGGGTAGACGATGAGGTGGCTCACAGACATGATCGCGCGCTTCCTAGGGCTCTTCTCTCTCTCCGCCTCGGGTGCCACTGGAGAGCCTCGGCGCCTCCCGCACGGAGAGGGGTGGATCAACTTCGCCCTCATGGCCGCCGGAGCCCTGGTGTCTGCCAAGGGGACGAGCGACACCAACAAGGCGGCAGCGGCAGCGGCCAAGGAGGGCACGAAGACCGCCCCCTGGGAGCCGGCTCAGGAGCACTTGAAGTTTGGTCTTGAGGAGTCCCGTCGCCTCTATGACCAAAGGCAGCGCGTCCCGCCGCCCACGAGAGACCTCTCGCACCTCTTCGCCACGATCCCAGGAATGAGCCTGCTCAAGAAGCATGGGATGGCGATGCCCAACTTCGTCAACAACGCGACAGAGGCGCGGCGCGGAGGACCCCCAGAGAGTCAGCCGCCGCAGGGCCGCCCAGAGAGAGGGTCTCCTCGACCGGCCTTTGGTGGCGCGGACGAAAGCAACCGGCAGTCCGCCCTTGGTGGTGTGCGCCTCGGCCGGCCCTCGTTCGACGATGGCGCCGCAGGCGGCCAAGGGGCCCAGGTGGTCACGGACAGCATGTCTGATATGGGCTACGACGACGCGATGGCCCAATGGGACTACGACCAGGGGTTTGAGGGTCGGGAGCTCGACTCCTTCCTGCGCCGGATGCGCTTCGGCGGAAGCGAAGGAAGCAGACAGCGCGGAGCGCAACTCTACTAGGACAGAAAAGCGATGGCGAAGAAAAAGAGCGGCGGCGGATTCGGCGGTGGTGTTGGCGCGCTGAACAAGCGCTTCAACACCTACCAGTCCGGCGAAGATCTGGACTTCAGCTCCGACACTCACGCGGCAATCAGAGACCGCTTCGGGCGAGAGTTCAGGCGTGAGGGCGATCAGCGCTACGCCGCGGCGATGGACAGGTTCAACACCGGCCTCATGCCCTCTTCGATTCAGGGTGTGGCCGCCGGAGAACTCCACGAGGCCAACCGCAACGCCTACAACGACGCCCTCTTGGACGCCTACTTGGGGATCCGCAGCCAGAACATGGGCCAACTGACGGACTTCGGCAACATGGAGGTCGGCAACCTTGGGAGCAAGCGCTCTGCTGGCGCCACGCGGTTCGCCGCCAAACAGTCGGCCGGCGCTTCGCGCTACGCGACCGACGCCAACCGCGCTATCGCCAACCGCAACGCCAACATCGCGGAGCAGCAATGGGCGTGGAATGCGCAGCGCGGCCTCGCGGACGACGCCTTCAATGACTCCTATGGACAGTGGAGCTACGATCAGAACTTCGACCCACAGGCGCTCGACGACTACTTGCGTCGGGCTGGCGGAGTCGGCGGCCAGGGCAGTCAGACAACGCAGCCCTTCGTGCCGATCAACCCGCAAACCATGATCGGCAACACTATGACCGGGATCGGCGCGATGAGACGGGGGTGACCATGATCCTTGAGGAGTTCAGGAGAGTCTACAAGGGGCGCGATTCTACGACGTGCTCTTGCGGTCACGAGGTCTCTTTCCCCTCACGCTCTGGCGGGAGTGAGTGCGAGGCAATTTGCACCGGCTGTGAAAAAAACTACGGAGTCTTCGAGTCCGCAGAGGCCGCCCGAGCCGCGGTGGAGGAGTAGGCATGCCCCAGAACTACGGCTACGAAGTTAGCGACGAGGCCCAGCGCAGGGCGATGAGGGATGCCTGGTTCCAGGGCGGGCTTTCTCTCATAGGGAGCTACGACGACCTCGGGACAGCCATCGGTGGCGCCGTGCGCGCGGGCGCAGGCGCGCACCGTGAGTCGATCGGGCGCTCCTATGACATGGAGTCGGCGCAGGCTCAAGAGCAAGAGGCGGACCAGGAGGAGCTCGAGGAGTTGAACCGCCGGCTCGAGGCGGTCAAGAGCCTGCCGCCAGAGATGCAGGAGGAGATGCAGCACTACGTCCATACGGAGAAGTTCTGGGACGTCATGGCGAAGCAGGGCTTTAAGGAGGAGACCGACGATCGCGCCAAGCTGCCCTCTGGCTATCGCTATGGTGAAAGTGGAGACGCCGAGCGCATTCCGGGCATAGAGGTGGAGGGGCCGTCTGACTACACTCTTGGGGACGCGCGCTACAGCGGCGAAACGAACAAGATGGTCGCCCAGAACGCCAAGCCTGCCGGAGAGAAGGGGGAATCTCTGTACGTGTCTCCCGTAGCCGGGGAAAAGGACGGCAAGCAAGGGAACTGGTACCGCGGGAAGGATCCGTCCACGCCCTCAGTCTTCGTGCCCTACGAGGGCATGGATGACACCGACGACTCTGTTGACTTCTTCGACGCGGTAGAGGGCAAAGTGAACCCGGAGTACGACGACGCTTTTTCGCAATGGAAAGAGGAGAACAGGGGAAGGGCTCCAGACCAGCGCTCGCCGATGCCCGATCGGGCCGCCATCTGGGCGGGGTGGGAATCGAAGCTGAAGGGTGAGGTGGCGCCCGAGGACACTCAGGTTCCTCTTGGGCCCGGTGGACAGGCAGAGGGCCCCATCACGGTGCCCAACGAGCGTCCTGGCCGACCCGGTGAGGTTCCTGGCAGCCCCGCGCCGGCGCCCATTGACATGCCCGCGGAAGCAGCGCCTCTCCCGGTTCCACCGGGCGCGACACCCGAGAACTTCATCGAGGCTGGGATGCAGTCTGGAGATACTCCCGCAGGAATCATTGAGGCCGCTGGACAGTACGGGCCGGAGTTCGCTGCCGCGGTGCAGGCTGCCCTCGGAGGGTAGCCTATGGGCTGGGCAGATGAATACCACAATCGGCTGAGCGCTCAGACGCCCACGCCTCCCGCGGATTGGACTCGCGATTGGGAGGGGCGGCTCGCTGCCGACCTTGAGCCACCGAAGTACCTGCGCCGGCCGGAACCAGAACCCCCGGCGCCCACCGTCCTCGACGCTGTGCCCCCAGAGGGCGCCCTCCCCACCCCGCCGCGGAGCATGATCTCAGACGAGAGTCTCAAGGGGCCCGGCCTCTTCGAGCGCGGAGAGCAGCTTTCCGAGGACATCGGAGCGCTGCGGGGTACGTGGTTCGGTCGCTTCCACAAGCGCCTGTGGGCCAACGCAAAAGGGGTGGCCAAGGCTATGCCTCCTGGCCCTGGCAATCCCTTCCCTCTCGGCGCCTTCGACCCGGTTGGGGCGGGGGAGCAGAAGAAGGTCGCCGACGAGCACTTGACCGCCTACAACGTGGCCAAGCAACGACTCCTTGACACGCCCCACCCCCAAGGCGTCCTGGGCCGCATGGAATCCGTGGCTCGTGGTGGCGCGGCGGGCGGTCAGGAACTCGCCGGGTTTGCTTCACAAGAGGTCTACGCCGCCCCTCTGGGAATCGCGGCCAGCGCTGCGGTCCCACTGCGAGCCGGAATGCTGGCCCGCCGCGCGACTGGTGGCGTGGTGAACGCGGCGGAGAATGCCCTGATCGAGGGCCTCGAGGGCAACAACGTCTGGCAGGCTGCGGCGGTCGGTGGGGTCTTTGGCTTCGCCCTGGGCGGGCGTGGTGGTCGGATCATGGGCGCTGCTGCCGCCGACGACGCGGCGGCCCGAGCGGTGCCCGAGGAGGCCATAGAGAGCGTGCGCCGCAAGGTCGAGCAAGAGTTCGATCGACAGTTTGTCCGCAGGATGATGGAGGAGCCGGACCCATCCAAGGCCTCCGCAATGCGCAAGGAACTCTCGGCGGCTACGGCGCGCGGCGAGTCGATCGCAGCAGAACACCTTGACGATTCGATTGTGCAGGCTGGCATCGAGGCCCGAGCGGACACGTTGCAGCGAGAGAACCCCGAAGTGGACATCTTCGGGCTGTCGGACGAAGAGTGGGGCGATATGGCGCGCGGCCAAGCGGCCGCCGACGCGGGCTTCCGTGATGGCGTCAAGGTGGTTGAGGCGCGCGAGGCGGGCATGACTCGAGACGAGTACCGTCGCGCGATCTGGGAGGGAGAGAACACCAAATCAAAGACGCTGAAGTCTGGCGAGCAAAGGTCCTACCTGCACGAGAAGGGCAGTTGGCGGGCCCGCTATGACCCAGAGGTGCATGGGCCAGATGAGTTTGACCCCTCGTCGGCAGCAGACGAATGGCTGACGGGCGAAGAGCTGGCCAGCCGTCAGGCCGAAGAGGCTGCGAGGCCCAAGCCGACCGCCGCAGCCAGCAAGCGTCCTGTGCCCGAATACCAAGAAGGTCCGCTGCTGGGGCGGCGCACGGATCAGGGCGACTTCGAGGATGTCGCCCGAGAGGCCAGAGGAGGGGCGGTCGCCCTCCTGTCCGTGGGCCCGAAGCTCTCTGCCATCCCCGACCCCAAGGCGCTCTCGAAGGTTGGCCAGAAGATCCGAGAGTTTGTGACTACGACAGGCAAACTCTCTCGTCTCGAAGAGCCAACGTCCGTGGGCCGCAAGTTCATGGACATGCTCAAGCGCAAGACGACGACGGCGGCTGACATCGCCGAGAGCGAGCGCCTCGTGACGGGTCGCGTGCTGTCCCGCACAACGGCCGCGGACTTCATCGTCAGTGACTTCGACGGCGCGCTCAATGCGACAATGGACGACCTCGCTACCGCCGGCAGCGGGCTCACGCGGGCTGACGTTCTGGACTACGCACGCGACGGGCTCGAAGGGAAGAACGACGATCTCTCGGAGATCTCCCCCGCCCTGCGCGCGGCCACTAAACGAATGCGCACGCTGATCGACACCTTGGGCCGTGAGACGCGAGACTCGGGGATGATCTCCAAGGAACTGGGAGAGGTCATCAAGGCTGGCGAGGGGAGCTATCTGAACCGCTCGTTCGCCTTCTTCGGCAAGCCTGACGAGTGGCGAAAGATCGTGCTCGAAGAGGAGCCGTGGCGCTACGACAACATGAAGGAGTTCGCCGCGAAACTCTACCCTGAGATGTCTCCAGAGGAGCTTGACGGCGTGCTCCTGGGCTACCTCTCCGAAG